GACCGATACGACCAGTTTGAATTACTTGAGCACCCAATGCGAAAGCAGCTGCAATTTGAGCGTCGGTTAAGAGGTTGTTAGCGTAGGTTGGATTTAAGATTAACGCGCGAGTGTCGCTGGCTTTAGCTGCATCAAGTACACCTTTAACTCCTACAACTTCAGCGTAGGAAAGAGCTGCACCAGTCGCTGAGTAGGTCGAGTAGTTGGCGTTAGTGATTAAAGCTGCAACTTCGGCTAAGCAGGCTTCCGAGATCGCGTTAGCTGCGGTCGGAGTGAAAGCGTTAACGAGGTATTGTGCACCGTAAGACTTAACGTCGAGAGGGCTGAAACGGCTGGACACTTTGAAGTGCTTCAGGGTTACAGTAGCACCAGTTAAGGTTGCGTCGTCTTGGGTGAGGTATCCGCCTGAACCGAATTCAGAAGCGGTTGAAGTTCCTACGAGAGGAACGAACACGGATTTGCCGGCAGTGCCTTCTAAAGTGCTGAAAACACTGGAGAAAGACTTCAGCATAGGCAGCTTGCCGCGAATCGATGCGATGACCGATTCAGCAAGTACGGCTGGTGAAGAAACGATGGAATTAGCCACGGTATTTTATATAGTTAGTTTGTTAATGAGTTAGTGAGAAAAATTAGATAGCACGAACGATTTCGTTCTTATGCTTTGCAAAGTATGCGGAGCGTTCTGCACCCATGTCCATAGCCAGGAACACTTCGAGGTGATTCACTGCTTTAACGGGTTCGTCAGATTTATCGGAAGGAGAAAGTTCGACAGGGTTAACACCAACTGAGGAAGCAATCTTCGCAGCTTCAACAGAAGCGGATACTGATTTAGCGGAGAGTTCAGAAATTTGTGCGATCAGTTCGGCCTTCTCTTTAGCAAGTGCGTCGCGCTCGATTACGAGCGAAGCGTTTTGTTCGAGAGTTGCTTTGAAGTCAGTTGCTTCTTTGGCTACGGCTAATTCTAAGTTAGCGCGTAGTTCGTCACGTTCAACAGTTGCTGAGGTTAAGTCTGCAACGGCCTTGATGAGTTGTTCTTCGATTGTCATAAATTTAGTTAATTTGGCAACGGCGTCATTGTCTAAGCGTTCAACTTCTGCCTCTGCCCATTTAGCAGTTCGCATAATGTCGCCTGATGTCGGGCCACCCCATAATGCCCAAGCCACTGCACCAGCCCCAGGGAAGTCTTCGCTCTCTGGTTTGTTTTTAGGTGCGTCCATATCGGGACGGTGGCGTTGAAACCACGGGTTCATGCGACGAAGTTTATCCTCCGAGACATTACCGCCTGCCATTGCACGGGCTTCTGAGATTGTCTGATCGGTTACACCGTCACCCGATTTACCTTCAGCGTGCCACTCGAGACCACGTCGAGCTGCGGTCGATACGTAGTCCGGCACTTCCATTAGTTTATAACGTCGCTGAGAGAATCGCTGAGACCCGTTAAGAGACCCATCGACGATGCAATCTTGCCTGACATCGACTGACCTTTCATTGCGTCATCCGAAGCCATCTTGCGCTTAGATTTAACTGAAGCCACAAAGTCATTATAAATATCGTCCACTTCGTTTTGGAAGTAGGCAATCTGCTCAGGGCTTAATGATGTGCCTTCGATGCCCGCCCCTTTGTAAGGGGTAGCCGAAGATTTAATCACGACGGCTTTGACGCCCATTTCGGCGTATGCCTGCGACACATCGATTAAGTTCATGTAGACACCGATTGAGCCGACGGTAGCGGACGGCGATGCGATTACGCGATCAGCAGACGAGCCGAGCCAATAAGCTGCGGAAGCCATCATTCCATCAGTATAAGCGATGGTGGGCTTTTTAGAGTTAGCAATTTTGCGGGCGAGTTCTTCAACGCCACCGACTACACCACCGGGAGAATCAATGTGAAAGATAATCGTCTTAACTTCTGCGTCGGCTAAATAGTCATCCATGTCATCCGAGATTTGATTGATGTCAGTTGCCCCTGTCATTTTATCAAGCGGGCTTAAACCTTTACCGATTACGCCGACGATGGGGATAATGCCGTAACTGCCGACCTTGTAGGGCTTGGCTACTTCGCCAAATACTTGAGCGAGCAAATCAGTGAAGCCGAATTTTTCAGCGTCGAGTGCGTATTGCTTTGCGGTGCTTGGGTCGATGAGCATTGGGCTACGACCGTTAAGTGCTTTGTTTAGAAATCTCATATTAAATTATTAGGAGTTAGGGTCTTCGTTTTGGTCGATTAAATTTTCTGCTGAGGAATTGTCTGCCATAGGGTCAACGAAAGCGTTTGACGCCAAGGGTGCGAATGTGCCTGGTTGGATGTTGGTTGGCTTATAAAGCATTTCAACAGGGATGCCACTGGTCTTAGCCAGGTTAATAATGAAAGCCATATCCTCGGCACGTTTAGCCATCTCACTGCGAAAGTCTAATCCGCGTTGGGCGTAGAGTTCACTGGCGGAGATTAGACCGAGTTCCATATCGGCACGGTCGTTCGCAGCTTCACGGCCTGCGTCAACAGTTACGCGCTTAGGCGTTGTCCAAGATACTTTGTTCCATTCGTAATCGTCGGGTAAGTCTCCGTTAGCAATAGCGTCACCGATCACATAGCCCCACGATGGGATGCAAAGTTGTTCGATGATTAAATTCTGCCACTTCTGAAAAGTGCGGTCGGCTTTAGCGATGTCGAGACGAAGCCCTGGGCCTGTGTTGCCCGAGGAGTCAGTGACGAACGAGTAAGGTAAAATGCCACGGCTAATGTCTTGCTGAATGGATTTGAGAAAGCCGGTGAAGGTAGGCGATGGGCGATTGCTTTGAAGACTGGTTAAAAGACCCGGCGGTAGTGTGCCTGGTTGGGTTAAACGACACGGTTCGCCCAATGGCTTAACTAATTACAGTTACACTGATGCTAATTTAAATATCTCGTTAGTAAATTTAATCGGCAATAATAACAATGTTGCAACCACTGCCGGCACTAAGAACATTGTGTACGGTAATCGCGTAAAACAAATGCCCGCAGAATTGCAAAGAGTACTTCAAGCTCGAGCAGCTAAATTTAACAAACAATAAAACACAATGGGAACTAAATCTATACGACACATCGTCGAACAAGTCTTAAAGACTTATCTATCCACGGAGACAGGCCTCACGGGTGTCGAACTCTACACGGGTGACTCAGGTGAAATTATGACTCTACCTAAACTCGTTATCCTCTGCGAGTCTGCCCGCACGCCATCGGATTTACCTGAGGGCCTCGGGAACTATTCCTGCTCGGTGCGTATGACTCTTTTCTCAAACGCCGATGACACCACCCTCACCGATCACCGCGCTCGATGTGCTGGCCTGACGGGTGCGATGTCTATTGAGAACCTGCCCGGGATTAAAACCGCCTTCACTAATTCAGGGGACGGCACTTGTTACGATGTCACGGTACAGAATGAAGACGAAGGGGTCGACGAACGCTCCTGGGCTACTGTCTTTACCTACGATGTGCTGGTCGTTTTACCCGCCTAATCGCCTCGTTGCCAATTCCCTTAATTATATATGGCATCCGTAAATAAAGGAACTACTTGTCTCTATGGTGTCGCAGGCACTGTTAGCAATTTATTCGTTCAATCCTACTCGGTATCTTCTTCGTTCAACAACGAGGACATGGTACAAGACGAAAGCGGTATCACTAAGACCTGTCGCTATGATGACCGTAAATCGGAAATCACTGTAGAGGGCATTGTTAAGGTCGGGGCGATGCCTACACTCGGTGCATCATTCAGTTTCACATTAAACGCTGACACTGCTTATCCTTCTGGAGCTCAGTCTGTTAGTTTCGCAGGTTGGATTACGAAGATTGACGAAAAGGGTGGTAACAAAGAATTCGTCAAAGTGTCCATCACCGCAGTTGACTACGAAGGCGTAGCCCCGTAATTTGACGCGGTGGATAACCGCTTCTTATTTGCATTTACTGACCCGGGAGAGTTAAAACTTCTGGGTCGTTTTGTGTACCCGTTTTGCATCAAGTATCGGGTGCGACTGCTGGCTATCAATTCCCCGCTTGTAAATACGCATAGGGACATCGAGCCACTGGACTTAGTCTTAGCGGTGCAGATTTGCTCGGAGAGACGCTTTGGCGAGTTAACCTGGCTCGACCATTGGTACTTCACAAGCGCAACAAAGATTTCTTTCGTGAGACTGTTTTCTCATTCACGACTTACGCGCATCAAAGTATCTGGCCTAAATTCTGGGAGAAGACCGAGAAGACAGGTGGATCATCAGACGGCGGGGTCGGGTGGCCTCTTATGGTCATCGCTAACTTAATCAGTAACGGCATCACGGAAGACAGGGCTTGGAATATGCCCGAGTGTCAGGCGATTTGGTTATCTACCGCGTTCATTAAAATCAAGGGCGGGGAAGTTAATGTGCTGACTACCGAGGAGGAAGAATTTATGGAGGAGCAACGGAAGGCGAAGGAAGAAGCGGAGAAGCCCGTTGCCGAAAAGTCATAGGTATAAGAACACGCTATGGCTAACCAACAATTAGGATTTGAGGTCGTCGGTAAATCTAATGCTTCTCAAGTGATGGGACAGGCAGGAAAGGAAGCGGACAAATTAAGAGATAAGTTAGCCAAAGCATTTGATTTAAAAGGTGCTTTAACTAACGCTTTCATCGGTGCATTTGGTGCAGCTGCATTATTAAACACTGCAATCAATACGATTAAAGAAAGTTTTCAAAACATGGCTGACGTAGCCGATCAGTCGGGTAAAGCAGGAATCAGCGCAGGAGAGTTTTATCAATTATCGGTCGCAGCTGAACAAGCTGGAGTTTCAACAAAAAGTTTAGCTAAAGCAATTCGTGAACTTAGATTCATGATGAAAGACGCTCAAACTGATTCAGTTAAAATGGACGCGTTAACAAAAGGACTTGGTTATACAGAGGAACAGGTTCGTTCAGGTAACATTCAAGCAATAGATGTTTATAAACGCGTTGCTGTTGCACTATCACAAGTATCAACAGATTTAGAAAAAACTACTTTAATTAGTAAATTCTTTTCAAATATGACGGCTAATGAAATGTTACCAGTGCTTGAAGCAATAGGAAAAAATCCAGACATTTTTAAAGGTTTAATTGTAGCCTCTCAAGAATCATACGATGCAGCTGATCAACTCGACGATATGATTTCTAAGTTATGGCATAACATTAAAACAGGTATTGGAATAGGTGCAGTAACAGCATTTAGAAGTTTAAGTACACAAATAAACTTTGTTAAAGAAGGTTTAGGTTGGCTCTGGGATCATTCTCCTACCGGGTTTGTTGCAGAAAAAATGGGCATGAGTAATCCTTTCAAAAGCGATACATCAAACACTACAAATCCCAGTGCAACTCAGGCTCAAAAAGATGGTGCTAAATTCTTAGCCCAAGAAACCGCCAAAACCGTTAAAGGTGACAACACCATTGCCAACTCCCTCGGTGCTTCAATGGGTAACGGCCCGACTTCCGGTGTGATCGGTGTCGGTAACAATGCACAATTTACAATGATGGAACAACAGCTCGACACCTTGAAAGAGATACGCGACTCGATAGACCGCCTTGCCCCTGCATCTGCCGTAGATACAGACTTTACTAAGGAAAGAGAACAACTAACATACTAATTTTATGGCACGACAAGACTACGGCGATACATTATTAACAGACGTACTACAATCGGGTTGGAAAATCTCCGACGATGGTTTTGGTCTGCACACAATCACGGCGACATTCAAAGCGGACAAATCCCTGGGCTTTAATTTTAGCCGAGGCGAACCGTTCCCTGTTGCAGAATTTAGTTACTGCTATTTACACAAGCAGACCACAAGTTACGACACATTAGGCATTGCCACGACAGTCGCGGAGTATGTCGGTATCGACCCGAATGTAAATGGTGGCGATAATACGAACCCGCAGATGACACAGACTGGTGGACTAACCACCGAGAAGATTGAGACGAGACCAAACTTTACGGCTGACGCTTCGGGCGATCCGAGAAAGTATATAGCAGGCGAGCCACCCTACACGCAAAGCCCCATCGGGCCTCTGGTTTCGATTAAAAACCCTGAAGATTATATCCAATTAGCAGTTGGCTTAAATACTTTACCCGTAGCCAAACAACAATCTTTCATCGGCGAGAATGGTGCCTGTTTTGAGAATGAAGACGGTGGCAAATTCTTGGGCTTCGTAGATCCCGAGTTTCCTTACTTCTACGGCAAGACTTCTTACTTGGCTGAGCAACAAACTTTTTCGGGTATTGTATATGTCGCAACAGCAACTATGGCTAACGATTTCGTTGCAATGCTAAGTTTAACTTCGGGCGACGAAACTTGGAGCGGAAACCTGCCAGCAATTATGCCTGATTATCTTCCTGGCCCGTGGACTCAAACAGTCGGAGACGATGCTTATAATCAATTACTTTTGACACAGGTAAATATCGAAAGTTTTGGCGATTTATATAAAGTTTCTTACGAGATTAAATTTAGTATCCCTGGCTGGCACCCTGCGGTGTATGCTGAATCTCAAGCACCAGCTTAATGAATAATAACAAACCACTCAAAGGGGTTGGCTATGACTTGAACGCCACTAATCGTGGTTTCTCATTGTCTATTCATGCGCCTGATTATGTTGAGCCAGGAGATGGGTTTGGTTTAATATTTGCCCCGCCCGCTTTCCCCGACATTCCAATTTTACCAACGCCCGAAACCCCGGGCCTGTTTTTTGAAGATAAGATATTACAATTTGAATGCCGCGTAACTAATCTCGGAGGTCTTCAGTATCTGCAAATCGCAAAGGGTAGTGTAACCTACAGTCAGTCAAATATGCCTTTGGTTAAGTCATCGCCAAAGACCGTAACCAAACAATGCTACATCGACAAAGCTGCGGTCATAGAAGACGTTGATGAATTTGACGGCGGTGATGCAACTTCACCGTGGATGTTAAACGGCGGAGGATATTTAATCGGTGGTGCTGGCACTTGGATTGTGGCACTTTGCAAATGGGATATCACTGCTTTAGGTTTTGAAGGTACTACTTTAGTAATGCCTGCCCTCTTAGCGGAGGAAAGACCCTTCGTAGTTATCTATAAACAAGGCGGGACTTTAGACACTTACATCAACTCCGAGACAGGCCCAAGTCTTTACAGTAACGAGACGAACGTGCAGAAGATGACGGGATACGACGCTGAGGCCACAGGGCTTGATGGCGACTTTGGCTACTGTCACACGACATGGTTTAATCCTCGAAAGTTAGGTTATAGTATGCGCACGATTGCAAAGATTGATTCGGGTGTGCCTGATAACATTGCCCCGACCGTTACGCGCATTCAAGCTGCGAACACTGAAACAGGGCTTAACGAAATTCATCGTCTTAACATTAACACAATCCCTTCGGCTGGTGACTTTACTTTGAATTATACGGAAAGTATCACCGGACCTTCCGACCCGTTTGACCCACTATTCGGTGAAGAGTTTGAACTCGGCGTTTCGCTTAGTGTCATCAACGCGATTAAAGGAAACATCGCCGTCCAGCAACACTCGGCCGACGCGTATGACATTGTCTATGCTAACAATTTGCAAGGCACACCGATTACTTTGCCCACGATTACGGACAACACTTTAGAATACTTTAATGAGACTTATGTGGTGACACAATGTTCGGTTGGGTCTCAGGACATCGTTATCGAATTAAACTTCCACGGCAGTATGCTCAAGAATATCCCTGGGCTTACTGAGGAAGATGATCCGTACAATGTCAGTGAAGGCAATGACTGGAACGCCATCGTGAACATCGACGACGTAATCCAATTTGACGGCATCGAAGAAAACCTCGACTGGTTCACCGACATTTCTACCGCCCCTACCACTGTGACAAACGTAAATTATCTAATCGCTGACACTTGCGGAACCAGCGCTAACGGTCATCCGTTCCAAGTTATCTTTAAGGGCGTTGACTCGAGTGGCGAAGAACCAGTCAATAAATTTAAGGTTATCTCGGGTACGGTTAATAATACTATTCCGAATAATATCGATGATGAATTTACCGCCTTCACGGTTGCTCAAAATATTTACCTCAAAGTGCCTATCGACGATAGCGTTGACCCGGCCCTTTACCCAAGCACGACGGACGTTGAGATTGTTAATAGCGATTCCTCATCACCGTTTGTCGATACCGACACCGAGGGTTACTTACTGCTGGCTACGATGGCGAGCGACGGCACGATCACGCAGTTTGTTCAAGGCAGTGTCTGGTCGGAACGTCATAAATATACTGAGCCAGAATCTGCGACCTATTATTACTATAGGGTATGATTCACAGGTTGCCATTCAGCAATTTAGTTATTGAGGACGCCCCTGCCGTTATGCCTGGGAATATAGAAGCAAAGCCATACTCGATTCAGTCTTTCAATTATTGGATGGAACTGACTTATCCTCCGGGTAATTCACAAGATTATACGCCAATATTCAAAACTATCCCAGACAGAAATTGGGGTGCTGAGGAGGACGAAGATTATAAGGCCAACAAACAACAGGGCGAAGATATTTTTTTAAAGTTTGTTCCTCGAGGCCCTTATGCTGACGGGATATATGTTGGGGTTGTTAAATCAGGTGCGCAGACAAGCCCTGGTGAAAATGAATATACTCAACCTGTTGCGTATCAAATCGGAGTTGGCGATTGCGATATTAAGCACAGGCCGTGGACTGATATTGTAGTGGCATTTGATACAAATCTAATGGAACGCGTAACTGTATATGATGACGATGGTTATGTTATAAGTGACACATTAACCGTTGATAGTAGCTCGAGCGATTCGATAACAATTACTTCTGCGATGTTTGATATTACTCCAGCCCTAAGTCATCAGCCAGCAAATCTAAACGGACAAGGGCCGTGGTATGTTGAGGGATATGGTTTCATTGATGCCAGTTGGCAAGCGGGCGAAACGTTTCCATCTTCTGATCTTGGAAAGATTAGGACATTCTGGACTCTCACAGAAGATATTGGTGAAATTGAAACGTTTGTCACTGAAGGAGACGGTGAAACAACATATACATCATACATCCCCACGATAGACAAAATAACCTCTATCACCCCCGCCTCAGCCTTCGAACCACCCACCCCCGCCTAACCTCTGCCAATTCCGTCAATTTTATATGTCCACCGTATCAGCAATATTTAAACGAGGAACGACCTTAGCTGCGACAGTAACTTACACGCCCGCTCAAGGTGGCCCGGCTAACTTAACGGCTACGACGATCACCAGCGACATACAGACTTCCAACA